TTCATCCAATGTCTACAAAAGTAATATTCCCCCTTGGCCTGTATTCCTTATCAAGTTCCCCACTGGCCTCGTATAGGCGCGGGCGGCGTTTGTGTCTCATGTCGAACGGCAACTTCTCCCAGTCCCCAAACGCCGTGTTGAAGATCGGGATAATCCGCTGGTCGCCGCACACCTTTAACGCATAGCCATATTCGATCATCACGTTTGGGTTTGGGGATGGCCGGTCCTCATCAGAGCCAACAACAAACGTAACGTCCGGAACGAACACCTCACATTCTTCAATTTTCCGGAGGATTGTATCAGTGATCGCGGGGCTACCTGGGGTGTCTTGGGTATCTTGATCAATCCGAATTGCGTCTTCAACAGCAAGGTCGGCATTGATCTTTCCAACGGCATCGTCAAGAGCGCTCCGGATTAAACCCCTGTTGAGGTTGTTGGGATGATCGGTTTGCCAGGAATAGAAAATCGTAATAGGCATGGCTGATCTTTCTTTTACCGTTCATAGCCAAGCACCCCTTCTATCACATCCCGGCGTTGAGCGCCCGTTTCACATCACGTTTTAGGCCATACCCCGCCCCCGCGACGTTGCCCGACAGTGGCCGCTCCTGTTTTGGCTGGGGTCCAGGTGCCGCCTGGGCCTTTTCACGGCCTTGACGGCCTAGTCTCGGGCCTGTCCATGCCCATGATGGTTGTTGGGAGAGCTGGCAACCAATACCAAACCCTAAAAAAAGTTCTCTGGCCAAAGAAAATCAGGTAAGTGTTGACGGATTAGATTAGCCTGCGTTTGAAACCCTCTTGCTTCAAGTTCTCTAAGGAATACAGGCCAAGGGGGAATATTACTTTTGTAGACATTGGATGAAGAGGTAGACATTCCACCGCCCGACAAAGTAGACATCCCACCGCCCGACAAAGTGGACAATCCACCATATTTCAAGGTTGATAACCCGCCATATTTTAAGGTGGACATTCCGCCATACTTCAATATGGACATTCCGCCATATTTTAAGGTGGATAAACCACCACCCCGGGCCGTACTTAAGTTGCGGGGCCAAGTTCTTAAATTTTCAATGATCGGCCTACTCATAAATGATCCTCCTGATCGACAAAGTATTTTTAAACATAATATCTGTCACGATCTTCTTTCAATATCAGCATCGCTTTCGCCATGCCGCCTAACGCCTAATCGGTGGCGTTGTATCGCAAACCCGGTGGTATCCCCTGCGCGGTTTTTGATGATTTAGCTCTCGAGTATCATCTTTTAGAGGTATATATTCACAACTGTAAGTGAATACCCACGTATGCAAATGGAGGACGAAATGGCAAAGCAGAAACCCGCAACGAGAGATAAATTCGGCTTGACGAAGGGTACCAATACGCAGAAAGCCGCCAGCATGTTCCGCAAAGGCGCGACCATGGCCGAGGTGAAGGCCAAGACAGGTTCCAACCAATATAATGTTCTCAAATGGCTTGAGCGCCAGGGCCACAAGATCACCAGGAAGGACGGATACATCACCGTGACGCCGAAGGCGGAAGCCGCGTAACCAACCACCACATAGCCAACGGCAAAGGGCCGGGATTAAACCCCCGGCCCAACTCTTCACAAATGTACGCTTTCGGGGGTATGCCCGCTTTCCCTTTGTCGCTATCAGCCTACTAGTCTGCTCTAAAGCTCTTTGAGGATTTCTTGACGCCGCTGCTCGTATTCTTTCTTGGAAATCAGTTCCTGTTTGAACAGGTCGTCCAACTGTTTAAAACGTTCGGCAAAAGAGGATGATTTCAATGCTGGCGGGGCGTAAACGGTAGGTAATGATTTTGGTTGGGGTGTTTCAGCCATTTCACATGAAAGGGGGTTGGTTATATAAGCCGGATAGTCGAAACCAGAACCACGTGACCCATCAACTAATGCGCCAATTCCTCCACCAAGAAGTATATTCCCCCAAATAGCTCCATTAGCAGATGATGCATGGACAGAAGTCGTCCGTTCACTCCCCTTTTCACAAACAATTGTTAAATCATTATATGATTTATTTAAGCTGATAGTCCCGGGCGTGGACTTAATATAATAAATTCCTTCGTCGTTCGTGAGAGTGCATATAGCTTTCGGACAGCCAGGCGTATCAACGGAAACAACCTGAGTTGTTTCACCGAGAACTGAGGCGCAACTGCCTAACGCAAGAAACAAAAGTGGACCTGCACTTTTAAAAGTAATTCGCATCCCTCACCTTCAGGGTAAAAAAAAATCACGGTCATGATAGTTTCCCCACGGTCATGTTAGCTTCCGCCCTGCCGTGTAGGGGGATTAGCATACAACAACTTATGGGGAATTTAAAGGAAACTACGTTTGTTAGCCCCTCTTGGTAAACTTTCAGTTGGCTCAGATCTATGTGTGCACATAGTCCAGGGAAAAAAGAAGGGGGACGGGGCCAAGGCACTTCCTTAGTTCATGAAGCTTTTCCCCTAGAACTTTCTCCCCCTCCCTGAACACACCGAAGAAGATGATGACGGCCCGATGGCCCCAAATGGCCGCTGGGCCGGTTGCTTGTCCCACTGATATATAATTAGCTGCTTTGTGATGAGGAACGCCCCATAGGACTTTACTCTCACACCGGATATCGCTACTTCGAGAAACCACATTGAGTACAAGTAAGGTAAAAACACCATGAAACGCACCAGAAGGACGCTGGGTCGGACGAAATACGGGCCGCCGATGGCCGCTGTCGTCCCGCTTGACGGTGAGCATGCGGGCATCCGCATTGTCGAGGTCGATGGACGCACCCTTGACGGCAGGAAATATTGGTCAATCTACGGTGCCATCCTTGACGACCTTGGCGGGCCTGGGCACGTGTCCACCGCGCAAATGATGGCAGCTCAAACAGCCGCCGCCTTGGGGGTGTGGACGGCCAACAAAGCACCTGAAATTGTGGCCGGTATCAACGGCCATCTGCCCGCCTTTGTCACTGCCACCAACGCCCTGCTTCGGCATCTCAAGGTGCTGGGCTTTAAGCGCCAGCGTGGGGAGGACGGCCCGCCCACGTTGGAAGCCATCATTGTTGAACACGCCACGGCCACGGCCAAGGGTGCAGTGGGCACCAAGGCCACGCGGCACAGGCCCAAGGCCACGCGGCACAGGCCCAAGGCGGCACGGCACAGGCCCAAGGCGGCACGGCACAGGCCCAAGGCCACGCGGCCACGGCTGAGGGAGCAGGGGTAGTGCTACATGCTACTCAACCGTGTGAAGTGCAACCCATGCCCCACACCCCAGGCCGGGGGCCGGTCGGGTTCGGGCAGGGGGGTACCCCGAGGTTCTGGCTCGGGCCACGGGAACTCCACCCCGGATTTGTCCCATGGCCCATAACCGGATTTTGCCGCAAGGGAAGATTTCTTAGATGAACATCGTTGACGCTATAGACCACGATGACCTGTTTGCGCCATGGTTCCCGGACCGGGATGGGTGGCGGGCGTGGCGGGCATTCTTGAAGGCGCTGTTTGGCCTGCCCTTATCAAACACCGAGAGGAAGATTTACGCGGAATGCACGGGCCGCAACCGCGCACCCCGTGAACCGTTAAGCGAGGCTTGGCTGGTGTGCGGCCGTCGCAGCGGCAAAAGTTTCATCCTTGCCCTGGTGGCCGTGTTCCTTGCGCTGTTTAAGGATTGGTCGGCGGTTTTGAAACCTGGGGAGCGTGGCACCATTTTGATTATCGCCTCTGACCGCAAACAGGGCCGCGTCATCATGGGTTACATCAAGGGTCTCATTTCCGGTGTCCCTGCCCTTGCCCCAAAAATCATCAATGACAAAGAAGAACTCCTTGGGTTGGACAACGGCATCAGCATTGAAATCCACACCGCCAGTTTCCGTAGTGTGCGCGGTTACACCATCGTGGCGGCACTGTGCGACGAGATTGCGTTTTGGAAAAGTGACGACAGCGCCAACCCGGATAAGGAAATCCTGGACGCCCTACGCCCCGGCATGGCCACCACCCTTGCCCATGGTGCCTTGTTGCTGTGCGCCAGTAGCCCCTACGCCAAACGGGGGGCCTTGTACGAGGCGTACCGGGAGCATTTCCGCGTGGACGGGAACCCGGTGCTGGTCTGGCAGGCCCACACCCGGCGCATGAACCCAACGGTACCGCAGAGTGTGATTGATAAAGCGTTTGCCGATGATGCGGCCAGCGCCGTGGCCGAGTACGGGGCCGAGTTCCGCAGTGATGTTGAAACTTACGTGCCGAGGGAAATTGTGGAGGCGGTGACGGCGAACCGGCGGTACAGCCTGCCCCGTGTGGAAGGTATCAGCTACGTCGCCTTCACCGATCCGGCTGGCGGCAGCGGCGAGGATAGCTTCACCCTTGGCATAGCCCATCTGGAAAATGGCCGTGCGGTGCTGGACCTGTTGAGGGAAACGGCCCCCCGGTTTAGCCCGGAAGGCGTGGTCAAGGATTACGCGGCCACGTGCAAGGAATACGGGGTTGGGGAAGTGACCGGCGACCGATGGGCGGGCCAGTGGCCGCGTGAAGCGTTTGAGAAGCACGGCATTAACTACCGCCTCTCCGACAAATCCAAAAGTGAACTGTACCTAGAGTTTTTGCCCCTGTTAAACAGCGGGGCCTGTGAAATGCTGGACCGGAAAAAGTTGATGGCGCAACTGTGCAGCCTGGAACGGAAAACGCACCGGGGCGGCAAGGATACGATAGACCACCCCCGGCACCGGCAGGATGATGTGGCAAACGCGGCAGCCGGTGCCCTGCTGCTGGCGAAGCAGGCGTTGCCCGTGGAAATGTGGGTGCTGGGAGACCGGCCCTTGAGTAGTGACGAGATGGACCCCCACGAATTTGTGGAGGCGTATTACGCCAGAAGATAGGAGTTGAGTTCTCAAATCGTCTCGCTATCGTCTCGTCGTCATCCATGGCAAATGGAGAACGGGGGGTTTTTTCCGACACTTTTCCTCCCCCCGTTTTCTACACACAACGCACCCTCCGTCGCCAGCATTTGGAACCGAGGGTGGGGACAGGTTCCAGATGAATGACCAAAGAACGCAAAGGGCTCACGCAAGCTGAGTTCCAAAAGATGTTGAACGAGGCCGCCGAAAACGCGGTCACCAAACACTTCTCAACCAACACCAACACCCCTGCAAACGATTATGTGAAGGCGCTTGGCCTGGACGGCAGCGATGCCAAAAAGGCCAAGGAGAACATTCCGGGCTGGCGCTTCGCCACCCTGGTTAAAACCATCGTCGCCACCGGCAATGACTACAACGCCGTGCGGCAAGTGGCCGCAGAGCTTGGAGACGGCAATGCCATCAAGGCCATGCAGGCGGGCGACCTCACCGCTGGCGGCGCTTTCATCGGTGGCGACATTGCCGCCGAGTTCATTGAACTGTTGCGGCCCGCCAGTGCGGTACGCGCCATGGACCCGCAGACCATGGAACTGCCCAAGGGTGTCAAGGACCTGCCGGTGTTTACAGGCAGCGCCACCGCCGCGTACGTGGCCGAGGGCGCCTCTGTCAACGCCAGCCAACACACAACCGGCCTGCGGACGCTGACGGCCCGCAAGTTAATGAGCGTGGTGCCGGTGACCAACGAACTGTTGCGCTTTGGCGAACCCAACACCGAGCAAGCGGTGGTAACGGAACTGGTCCGCGCCGTGGCCCAGGCCGAGGACGGCCAGTTGCTACGGGGTGATGGCACGGTGAACCAGCCCAAGGGCCTCCGCAACCTCGCCTTGGCAGCCAACGTGACGGCGACAAACGGCACCAGCTCGACCAACATCGAGGCCGACTTCGCGGACATGATGGAAGACCTGGACGGCAACAATGTGCCCAACGTCCGCCGCCATTGGGTCATGTCCAGCCGCAGCCGGAACCACCTGTTGAACCTGCGGGATGCCAACGGAAACCTGATCTACCCCGAGATCCGCAGCGCCGCCCCCACCCTCTACACGCACCCCGTTATCACTACCAACCAAGTGCCAAACAACTTGGGTGCGGGCACCGACGAAACGGAACTGTACTTGGCGGAAGCGTCCGAGGTGATCTTGGGCACCGTGGCCGGGATGGAGGTGAGCGTGGAAGCAGGTGCCGCGTATGTGGATAGCAGCGGCACGGTGCGGGCTGGTTTCAGCCAGGACGAAACCGTTGTTCGCATCATCATGCACTCGGATATCCAGGTGCGCCACGCCGAAAGCATCGCGGTCAAGACCGCCGTTACCTGGGGCAGCTAAGGGAAAGATTTAGCGCTGGGCTTTGCAGGGTGGTGGTGTTTCCTCTCCGATTTTCACCCCCCTTGTGAAGCGCACAAACTGGCGGCGGGCGTTTTCCTACTACCCAGATGGCTTACGCCCGCCGCCGCCTTTTTTAAGGAATAACCGGCATGTTGGAAAAATTGGTCGGTGCGCTGAGATCAACATTTTTAGGCAACAACCCCATGGTGCAGATTAGCGGCACCGAGCCGCCCCTGCGTGGCACCAAGGAATTGCTGGACCTTTACAGCCGTAGCCCTTGGCTCCGCGCCGTCACCCATAAAATTGGCCGAGCGGTGGCGGAAACCCAATGGCAGGTGTTCGTGGCCCGGAATGGGCGGCGGCAGGCCGTGCGGGACGTGCAATTAAACCGCGCCCCCTTCGGCATGCGTGATGAAGTCCTAAAGGCCCGCCTCGACAAAGATGAGGTGGAGGAACTTAGGGACCACCCGTTGTTGGAACTGTTGTGCCACGGCAACGATCAAATGTTGGGGATGAACGTTTTGAGCGTTACCCAAAACCACCTGGACCTCGTTGGTGAAGCCTTCTGGCTTTTGGAACGCGGCACCGTGCGCCAACCCATCGGCCTCTGGCCCATACCCCCCAACTGGATAATGTCCCTGCCGACGCGGGCACACCCCTTCTTCAAGCTACGCGGCAAGAACTCGCAGACCTTGGAGGTGCCGGTAACTGAAATGGTCCACTTCCGTGACCCCAACCCCGCCGACCCCTACGGGCGTGGCAGCGGGCAGGCCAGGGCATTGGGGGATGAACTGGAAATTGATGAGTACGCAGCCAAGCACTCCAAGGCGTTCTTCTACAACCGCGCCCGCCCGGACATGATCGTGTACGGGGACAACATCAGTGAAGCCGACACCAAGCGGCTTGAGCAACAGTGGCTTGGCCAACACCAGGGCTTTTGGAAAAGCTTTAGGCCCTTGTTCTTCAGCCGCAAGATCGAGGTGAAGGAGTTGGGCCAAAATATGGAACAACTGCAAATGGTGCCGTTGCGGAAGCATGAACGGGACACCATCCTGCAAATTTACGGCGGGCCTCCTGAGAAGTGGGGTCTCGTTAATGACAGCAAAAGAAGCACCATTGTCGCGGCGGACCTGTTTTTCCAACAAGACCTCATCAAGCCCCGCGTTGAACTGATCCGCGCCAGCATCCAGCGCCACTTGGTTCCCCAGTTCGATGACAAACTCATATTCCACTACCACACCCCCATTGGCGGCATTGCTTGCCAAAGAGATAGTTCAGCGAACCCTGTTGTCAAGATGTGGTGGTCCGGGGCGTTTCAAAACCCAACATGCGCGGAAAAGGTCTTTCAACTCGCCTTTCCCCGGCGCTCTCGCTAGAGGGGGGCATGGATGAGATAGGGCTGCTCCAAAAGTTCATAAACCTGTTCCTGCTCATGGGCGTCATGTTCGGCTTTTTCTACGGCCTGATTTACGTCACATTTTATCTGGCCATGGCCGTTTTAGTCAGGCTGGTGAAACAGCCCGACGACGACGATGCGTCATTAGATGCTTCATTCTTCGACGGCGAGAGCAATTAGAAAAACATCTTCGTTAGGGTGCAGGTAGCAACAAACACCTGCGCCAACGTGACCGTC